TCAACCGCTGCGAACACTGCTCAGGGCAAGTTCAAGAACCTCACGATCCAACTCGGTGAAGCCAAAGAAGCAATCGGAACCGCGCTTCTTCCAGTCGTTGAGGTCATGGTCGGCGCGTTCACAAACTTTGCTATTTGGGCACAAAAAAACACAGCTGTCATCATTGGCATTGCGACCGCTTTCGGACTAATTGCTGCAGCAATTGTCGGAGCCAATATCGCAATGGCTGCATGGAAAGCCATCAGCGTCATCACAGCTGCAGTGAACTATGCGCTCGCAGCATCCTTCACAGCTGTCCAGATCGCGACAGGTATCGGCATCGCTGTCGTCATTGCAGGCATCGCAGCCTTCGCTTTATACAAGCGCCAAATGGACGGAATGAAAGACAGTCTCGGCGCGTTCAATACGACGCAGGGATACAGCAATTCACAGCTTCAACGCATGGCAGACAATGGCACACTCGTAACCGAGGTCGTGACTGGTCTTGATACCGCAGCAACTGGTGCTGGTGGCGCGGTGGACAAGATGGCAGAGAAGATCAAGAAGGCTCGAGAAGAGCTGACGGATCAGTTCAGCACAGCACTTGACACAGCCAAGGGCAAGCTTGAAGAAGCAAAGAAGGCTTACGACGATTTCAAGGGCACGGTCGCTGAGTCGGTCACTGGCGAGTTCTCGGTATCTGGTGCAGCCGACGCAGCCAAAGAAGCCGGAACCACGATCCTTGCTCAGCTCAATCAGCAGGCATCAGGGGCAAAACAGTTCAGCAAGCAAGTGGAGCAACTGCTCGCGATGGGCTTGTCACAGGACGCGCTGAGAAGCGTTCTAGAGGCTGGTCAAGAGGCTGGTAGTGCAATCGCTAATGAACTGATTATCGGTGGCTCTGACGCGATCTCAGGACCCAATGGGATCAACACGCTGGTCAGTGACCTGAACTATGTGGCGGATGCTTTAGGCACTTTGGCTGCTGACAAGTTCTACAAGGCAGGAGTCACTCAGGGCGAGCAATACTTGGCAGGCGTGCAGTCAGCAATTCAAGCTGCAGAAGTTTTGCTCAAGAACCCGAACCTGAAGCTCGCAGATGTCAAGGGCATTGGAGCGAACTTTGCAAACACGGTCTCCACGATCAACACAGGCGCGCCAGCATCACCGACCTCTGCTGTCGGCGGAGCTGCAGCTGCTCGAGGTGGCAACAACTACACAGTCAATGTGAACGGCGGAGTTATGACCAACGCCCAGACAGGCAAGGTCGTCATTGACGCTGTGAAGAGCTTCAACCGTGCATCGGGTCCAGCTGACATCGCGGTCCGTCCGATCTCTGGCAGATACTAATGAGCGCATCCGTCATCCAGTCGGGTGAATATCTTCTAGAAATTGATACAGGCTGGGACTCTTCAAGCTTCACACTGGACTCAAGCACGAAGGGCATTCTTGACAACACGACCTTCTTGCTTGGACCGAATACAGATTTCGCTGATGTGACCGACGGTGTTCTTGATGTGTCTATCACTCGAGGACGACGCGACATCGGAGACCAGTTCGTTCCCGGCATCATGAACTTTACGCTCAACGACCAGCTCGCCGATGGGGCGTTCAATCCGTTCAATACGGACAGTCCAACCTATGATCCTGCGAACAATGAGCCGGGCATTGCACCTATGCGTCGCGTTCGCTTCTACCGATACAACTCACTGGGAGTAGCAGAGTCACTCTTCCAAGGCTTCATCGTCACATATGATTATCAGTTCAATTTGGACGGCAACGACCTAGTGACAGTTCAAGCAATAGATGACCAGTATTTACTTTCGCAAGCGTTCCTAGACGAATGGAATGTCACCGAACAGGTTGCATCTGCTCGAGTCGTAGATCTTCTCGGACTTCCAGAAGTGGACGCGTTCCAAGGTGTCGGTCAGCAATCAATAGAGACTTCAACAGTCACGCTTGGCGGTGCAGCTGCATACACAGTTCCGTCCGGATCTAATGCTCAGGGCTATCTCAATGACATCATGGCTGCAGAGCAGGGACGCGCGTTCGTGGACAGGTCAGGCGTGTTCACATTCCAAAAGCGCATTGGGACAACACTTGCTGGAGCTTCTGTGGAGTTTGGTGACAACGACCCAAGCCACTATCCCTACGATTCAGTGTCCATCAATTTCGGCGCGGACAAAGTAATCAACCGTGCAAGCGTTACCCATCTTGGAGCCACAGGACCAGAGACCGTTGATGACCTTGCAAGCCAAACCAAGTATTTCATTCAAGCAATCGCCTACACCGAAAGCCTTGTCCACAACGACAGTGCAGCTCTTGCTCTCGCTACCTATCTGATCCAAGGCGAACCGACCGCGACACTAACCAGCGTGAACACAGGCTTCCAGATGCTCTCTACAGGCGAGCGCGACAATGTGGCAATCTTAGAAATCGGCGACACGATCAGCGTTGAGAAGACCATTACAACTACTGCCACAACGACCAGCGTCATCGCACAGGAATCATTCATCGAGGGCATTGAACATCGCATCTCATTTAGCCAACCACATCAGGTCACGATCTACACATCCCCGACAACGGTCTATCAGCTCTTCGTTCTGGACAGTTCCACACTTGACACGATCTACGCACTAAGTTAGGAAGCACTATGCCACTTACCACATACACCTCAGGCGAAGTATTGACCGCAAGTTCGCTCAACTCTAACCTTACGGCTGCTGGCGGACTCCAATTCATCAAGTCACAAACCATCGGTACAGGAGTTTCGTCGGTAACTGTTACAGGAGCGTTTAGCGCAACTTATGACGCTTATAAAATAATCATTACTGGCGGCGTAGGTTCAACCGATGCTGATATTTCACTTTCATTAGGCGCAACCGCCGCAGGTTATTATGCTGGTTACAGTCGAGTCACATACAGCACAGGAGCCGCAGCAACAGCAAGCAACAACGGCTCTTCATCTTGGACTCGATCAGGTTCATCAACCACTGATGTTTTATTTAGTCATGTTGATCTATTCAATCCGTTTGCAACAAAACGCACCATGATTAACGGGTTTAATGCTTTTGCGGGTGCAGCTTTTAGCGGTGGCGCTATGGGTGGTTTCTTGGACAACGCAACTTCCTACACCGCATTTACTTACACCACTTCGGCTGGCACACTTACAGGCGGCACAATTTCCGTTTACGGTTACGCAAAATAATTAGGAGCCAACATGACCTACGAAGAAGCAATCGCCGCATACCCAAAAAACGAAGTGCACATCCAAGTAGATGATGTTGTGCGTCCAATGACCCCTACCGAATACGAAGAATTCATTCAGCGTCAAGTAAACGCTGAACCAGTTACAACTGCCTAATGCGTTGGCGTTACCTCATCGGATATGGCATGCTCATCGCGGTTGTGTTGTGGGGATGCGCTGGATGTGCTGATCGGACTCGAATGAACTGCATCCGCACAAAGAATCAAGCTGTCACTCTCACCACCGAGCTTCAAGTTGGCGGTGGTCGCTGTGGCTAAATACACCAACGACGAAATCAAAGCACGCCTCATCCTTGTTGTCGGAATCGGTCTGACATGCGCGTTTGTGGGGTCAATCTTTACACTTTTGTACGGATTGCTATTTGTCGTACAGCCTTTAGAACAGGCCCCAAATGACGCTGAAGCGTTCTCGGTGCTAAACCCGATGCTCATGACATTGAGTGGCGGTCTTATAGGATTACTTGCATCCAACGGACTCAAAAGCAAAGCAAAGGATGACCACCATGAAAGCTAAAGACAAAGCCATGCTCGCCAGCTACGGACGCTCAGTAGTCGGAGCTCTCATCGCGGTCTATTCCACTGGCACAACAGATCCACGCGACTTCGGCAAAGGTGCAATCGCAGCAATCATCCCACCACTTCTACGCTGGGTGAACCCTAAAGACGGAGCCTTTGGTCGTGGCAATAGCCAAAGCTAAAGCTGGAGTCCCTAACGCTCGGGACTACATTGGCAATGCTGACGGAGCATCACCAGCTCCTCGAGCCGGAATGAACGAATGGATCAAGCAAGCCATCGCTGCATCGAATGGCGCGCTATGGAACAACGGCTCATGGGGTCAGCGTGACATGCGCGGAAAGCCCGGATCGCTTTCAGTTCATGCGACTGGCAGAGCTGTAGATCTTTCATACCGCAACAGTGAAAAGCATCCGAACGCTGGACGCAAAGAAGCTCTCGTGTTCATTGACAAGCTTGTCGCCAACGCGAACGACCTCGGTCTTCAGTGCATCCTTGATTACATGCCAAAAGAACACGGACGCGCTTGGCGCTGTGATCGTTACGCATGGCTCAAATATGACAAGCCAACAATTCACGGCGCTCCCGGCGGAGACTGGTTTCATATTGAAATCACACCACAAGCTGCAGACTCAGTGATCTGGGTCAAAGCAGCGTTCCTTAAGGTCTTCGGGGAAATCCCACCCAAAGCTTGACCCATGCCCTAAGGTCGAATTACCGACGGAAGGCAAGTGATTATGAGTGAGCCACAGATCTTT